TTGAAAAAGAAAGGATAGTTTATTGATATAGGTACAACTTTATCTGTAAACATTTTCTTAGCATCAGCTCCTGTTTTAGATAGTATACCAAACCTTGCATCGCTTGATATTGTAGCTTGGTTAACTGTTTCAGCTGATGACATAAAAGAAAAACCAGATCGTCTGTTTTTAAGGTAACACATACCATAACATCTTTTATCTGCCTTGCAAGCTTCCCAAAATATATAGAATAATCTATTAGCTTCTCTGAAATCTGGTGCACCTACATCAATCTTGCTCCATTGTAAGTACATGTAGTGTGTACCTGTTATATATGTTGGTTCTCCACCATTGTCAAACCAAAACCCGTCTTCTCTTCTTTTAAACTCTTCGTCTATATAATCATACCATTGCTCTTTGTTTTCTTCTGGGTAACCTCTCCAGTCAAATATATTTTTAAGCCTTGATAATTCTTTAGGATAATCTAGTTTTACCCATTTTTTCTTTTCATGTTTATAAATATTGCTAGGTACAGAAGGTAATGCCACATGTAATCCTTGTATATTTAATATCTGTCCAATTTTACCTGTTTTAGATATTACTATAATATCATGCTCTTTGTTGTAACCATAACTCCACTTCTTAGATCTATTTAATCTAGTTAATGTAGTTTTTTTTACAGGTTCAACTACCTCGTATAATGTTTGTTCATAACTCATTTTGATCTACCTTCTGCAAAACCCTTAAATACTTTTTCTTTTTTTTCTTCGGGTGTTTTTCCCTCGAGTAAGTTTTCTTCTTCTTGGATTCTATTAAGTATTTCAAATGCATCAAATATAGCTAGCTTTTTTGTAGCTGCAGCATTCTTTAATCTATCAGCTGATATATCGTCATCACTGTCTACAATATCTTCTTTAGCTACCTTTATCAGCTCTTCAACTGCTCTGTGCCCAGCTTGGATTATACGTTTCTTCGTTTCCTTGATATTCATATTTAATTGTAATTTGATTTAAGTTGACTTTATAAAGCCTCTGCCCATCTATAATAAACTCATATCTAGCTCCTACATGTACAAAACCTAGTATGTCGCCTTTTTTATAAGTTTTATTTCCGTAAACAACTTGACCAATAAACTTTTCTTTTTCTACTGAAAAATTATCATTGTTTTTTAACGGTTGTAAAAATATATAACCATCTAATGGTTGCCAAGTATCTTTACGTTTAACAGCGTATATTTGATCCGCGTATATATTGTATGTATTTTCGCTTATAAAACTACTACTGTTTTTCTCAATGCCTGCTTGATTATACCAGCGTCTAAAAACATTGTGATGTACTATTATTTCATCACCATTTTTTATACCGGTATTATTGTTTAATATTGGTGCAGATATAACACGTGCTTTTCTATTTATATATTTGTGATTGAATATGTCAGTGTTTAACACTAATTCTTTTTCACCTATTTTTTTTACGTTGTTATATCTACTTCCAATAGGTTCTATTATAAAACCAAATATGCTTTTCATTAGTACTGTAAATTATACTCTACTGATATAGCCATGTTTTTGTTAAAGTCTTTCCAAGGTATAACCTCTTTACCTTTTTTGATATAAACAGAATATTTTTCATCTTCTTCTATTATATCGCAAATAGTATGACCACCATATACATCTTGACCTACAGCATAATGCATTGCGTCGTTTTTATAGTCTTTACCAATACTTATTTTACGAATCAGCTTGCTCATCAGCGTGGTATGTTATTTTACCGTCCCTTACGTCAACATCAGCTTTTCCATATTTTTTCTCAAGTTCGGCTTGTAATTCTCCAACTTGACTTTGGAACGACTCTAAAGCTTTTAAAGCCCCGTGTTTTTGTTGTTCTAGTTGTCCTATTTCTCTTTGTACCATGTTTATTCTACCAACAATTTCACGTAAGCCTTTTAATTCTTCTTCTGTAATGTTAGCTGGTTTAAGGTCTTTAACCTTAGGTGTTTTTCTTTTTGCCATTTTTTTTAATTTTAGTTAATTTAATTTATTTACTTCTACTTATAATATCACATAAAATAGTGAATAATTACACTAATCGTCTATCTCGGGTATATACCCTCCTTCTTCAAGTTCTTCTAAATCAATACCAGTTCCATCACCAACCCAATCACTATGATTTGTAAATGTATAACTAGAACAAGTATCTACACTGTTAAACTTTCTATCTCTTTCTACAACATCTTCTGTTGTTGCTATTAATCTTTTAGTTTTATCCAAGCTTTTTCTCATAAAATGCACTTGTGATTTATCTACTAATTCAAATGTTTCTTTTGTTATTATATAATAATTCATACTATTTGTTTACTATTGCTGACCCACCAGCTATCGTGAAGTTGTCGTTTGATACAGTAGCATTACCATTACCCTCAAATTTCCAATATCCAACTAAATTGCTACTAGCACTATGAGTTGTAGCATCCATTACTGTACCACTATTATATAAAGATGTTACTTCACTTGAGCTTAATTCTTTATTCCATATTGTTACATCGTTATACAGGGTAGCTGAAGAATTACCAGCTTTATCTTGGTCAATACTACCATAATCACCTCTTGAACCTAAACTCCAAAGTCTATTATCTGTCGCACTCATTGGTATACTACTTATATTTGCTGTACCAGCATTGCTTTGTATAGGCGCTGCACCAGCTGCGTTAGCATTCCAATATAGTTTTAATGAGCTAGCTATATTAGTTGCTGCTTTAGTAATAGTAATCAACGTGTAGTTGTCGCTATTAACATAACCTCTATTACTAGCGCTCCAATATGTACTACCTAAACCAGCTGCGGCATATCCAGCTGCATAAGCACCTGAGTTAGCGTGAAATAGCCATTGCCCATCTTTATACCAAGTGTTAGATGAAGTTGTTTTGTTACCGTACCTAACTTGTATTCTGTTATTACTCTCGTTATAAAGTACTTTAATACCGTCTTCTACTTGGTATGACGTACCAGATTTGTGACCTACTATAAAATGTATGTTGGTATTCAAACTACTACTCCAACCAGCTTTAATCCAAAATGATATTGTCCAAGCTTCACCTTCAGTAAAATTAAACGTATCATCGGTATCTGTAAATGTAATTGCATTTGACGTACCAGTTGATATTGTTTTTGAAACGGCTTTAGCATTAACAAATGAAGCTACAGCATCGTGATCATATCCATACCACTCTGACATAGCATGTGGTGTTGATTGGTTAGGTACTGAATCGCTATTTTCGTTTAAATCTGTTTCGTCTACTATACCGGTTAATGATATATTTGTGTACGACTCTCCAGCAGTGTAGTCATCTTCATCTACTTCATTTTTTATACCAGCAAGACTTATTGTGCCACTACTTGGAATTACCATCTACAATCGCTTTTAGTTCATCAATTTGTTTTTGTTGGTCTTTTACAGCTTCTATTAGCACAGCAACCATTTTTTCATATTTAACAGCTTTATAACCATTATCTCTTGTGTCAACTATTTCAGGAAATACTTTTTCAACTTCTTGAGCAACCACACCAATATCATCGCTACCATTAAATTGTTCGTGTTTATCGTTCCAAGTAAATGTATACCCAGTTAAGCTTTTAACTTTATCAATAGGGTTTGTTATTGCTTGTAAATTATCTTTATATCTTTCGTCAGATGATGCGTAAGCAACTATATCTTCACCAACATTAAGTGTTTTAGCAACACCCATACCACCATTTGTTTTAATAGCACCTGAGCTTTTATTTGTTGATTGTGTTGTATTACTTTGACTTACTGCACCTGAGAACACTGTGTTGTTAGAAAAAGTTTTAGCACCAGATATTGTTTCTGTAGAAGTTTTCATACTTGCCCCAGCAGCAGCGACATTAGTCGCATCTGTTTTATCTGCTAGTGCTTCAATGCCATCCATTTTTGATTTATCATTAGCAGACATTAAACCAGCATCTCCAGTAGTAGCATTACCATGTGTAGTAGTACTAATCGTACCACCAGCATCTATAGATATACCTTCACCAACTTTAACTAAACCTAATGCTTCAGCACTTGCTTTTGTATAAGTAGTATTTGTAATAACACCAGTACTAGTATCTATACCTGTACCAGAAAAGAAACCTCTTGTTGTGGCAGCATTGTTTTGTGTGTTTGTGTTAACAACTGTTTCAGCACTTGTTGAAACACCGGTAACGTGACCATTACTATCTAAAGTTAAACTTTGAATGTAAGTTCTACCTGAGTTACTTAAATTTGAAGATGCTTGGGTTATACTCTCATGAGCTGTGTAAGTTTCAGCAGTAGAATTAATTGTTACTTTTTGGGTAGATGAATCAAACGATACTGATGTTGCTCCACTACCAGCAAACCTAATTTCTTCATTTTCTGTTACTGTAAATTGATCTGTTCCACTAGAGTTAGCAAT